GTCCAGCATGCGTTGTTCTGCACCTTCGGGTCCTTGCACAGCTTCTGTGACGCCTGTGTCCTGGGTGCTGATGCCCAAGATGTCATCGTTGAGGGGAAAGTTCAGCTCTTGGAAACGTTCTGGCAGTTGTTGTGTGTCTATGATAAACTCCAGCTCTTCTGATGAAGGATGTTCTTTCATTAGAACCTGGGCAGCTGCATCGTGTGCTTCTGCGTTTGACCATATGTCCACATCATAGTGTTCACGATACAGTTCTGCCACTGCGTCCATGACCAATCTATAGTCACAGGTGAATATGTTTTCTGTGACGATTTCACTGATTTTCATGCTAGTCGAGCTCCAATCATTATGCAGGCCACAAGTAGGTTTTTGACTTCTAGATCATCTGCTTCTGCGTTCAGTGTGTCACTGCGAGCCAGATCCTGCATGAGTTCTTGATACTCTGATTCAGTGATGTCTTGACGAGCCACTGCATCCATGAACTGCAGAGCCTGAGCAGCACGTTGTTGTGCCCATGGGGGTCCTGAACGAGCTAATTCGCGTAGTTGATCTTGCATTACCATCTCCCTAGCACAGCTGAAGCAATGCGTTCAGCCTGCTGTGTCATTATTTGTTTCTTGAGTTCACAGTAGGTGACACTGGCTGTGCCCCCAGTGTTGCGTGTATACATGTCTTGAACTGTGGCCTGCATGGGTGCGATCAATCTCAGCACATCCTTTTGCAAAGATCCCTTGCTGTGACTATATAGTTCAAACCAACGTAGGTCATCACGGATCACAGTGATCTGCGCCAGCTGAGGTTTACTGCAATCCAGGCGATCCACACCAAGTCTAACATCCACTATCCGTGCGCTTTGATTGGGATCCCAGAATGAAGGCACCCAGCTCTGTATGTTAGCACAGCCAGTGAGCAGGAGAACCAAAATCACAGTTAATTTACGCATATGATATTTATACAAAGCTCACAGATGATTAACTGGCTGCGAAGCAGCAGCGCAGCTTTTTTGCAGAGATTTTTTACACATAGTCCTCTTCAGGTACACGATGTATGATTGCTGTATAACGTAGCACAAACTCTGACTCTAACTTGCTGTCAGTGGGCAACCAATATCTGCAACGATTTAGGTGAGCTTCTGTGACCAGCTGGTGAGTCTGTGCCCAAGACCAGGCATGATGTCCGCCATGATCTAGGTCACTGTTAAGTATACCGTAACAGCGCATTGGAGTCTGAATGGTGGGTTCGAATGCATATAGTCGTGGCATGAATGTATTTAAATACACGATGATGGTACTACGCACAACTCTGATCCTAGAATGGCAGGATCTACACGTAACATATCCTTTATGGTTGACTCACATAGTAATGGATGAGTTATACTACACAGTGACTCTAGTTGTAGTGTGTGTAGTGTGTTTTGCAGTGGGTTTGATCACGGGTACAGTATGGACTATGGTCTAATGGCCTGCGGCGCTGTAGAGAACTATGATATCACAAGGAGACAGCTATGACTGATCGAGAACGCTGGCAGCGAGACCTAGAAGAAATGGAAATTGTTGTGTTGGTGTTGTTTTGTGCAGCCTGGGTGGCTTTTTGGTATGTGGTCACACACTCATAATTACTGAGCTGAGATGCCCATAAACAGGGGGGTTGTTGCGAAGCGCAACTTCCCTGGGGTTTAAAATGGATTGGGTACATAGGCCCCGCTGCACGGGATCACACAGTATACACGTATATGCGTTTGTACACATAAATGCACAGTAAATGCAGAAAAGTGTGATTTACTGACCCCCTGAATGCTTGTAGAGGCCGCTACGCTGGCCGAGAGAGATGAAATGGTGCAGATAAGTGTGACAAAGTGCAATAAAGTGTGGAATTGTGTGACCATTTGAGCATAGCCTCTCCTTCCACCGGTCTTGACTCTGCAAACACTATAGATTCTACCCTGTGATCAGTCTCGTTTGACGTGTTTTCACCATTGGATCAGCGTGTCTAACTGTAAAACCACTCTTATACAGTGGCCCCGCTGCTGTGGTTATGGTGTCACTGTGACTTTGTGTGTACGTGTACATCGAGATCACTTAGTAAATACTGTATGCGTGATGTCCCTCCAGGTGTTCTATTACTGTATACAGCTAACAAGGGTGTATATACAGCTAGATTCTACTCTACTACAGCTAGAACATTCATGCCCGATCCCTTATTCAAGCCAAAATCATCTGAGTTTAAGGCATTGGCCCCGCTGCTTATGATTAAAAAACCTCCGAAAAGCATTGACAACTTAGACAAATGATCGTATAATATACACATGCTAAAGAAAAGACTGTTAGCTAGGAGTAGAGAAATGACATTACCAGATGAAAGATATCGTGCTGTGATTCAGACCCGGAGGTTCTTATTGGATCTCTGTAATAGTCAGCACACTCCCCGAGTGCCCAAATTGATCCGAGAGACAGCCCGAGCGGCGCTGCGTCACTATCCTTCAGACTGGGACATGCAGCGAGCGGCAGAGGGTTCGCCGGAGGTATTCCAGGAACGCATGGAGGATCTACACAGATTTGTAGCCACGGGAGTTCGAGCAGCAGAGGTCAATGAAGCAGCAGAGCTAGCGTCACTGCAAGGATACAAACACAAGTAACAGTTTCGGGCCTCTAGCTCATGTTGGTTAGAGCAGCGGACTCATAATCCGTTGGTGCCGTGTTCGACTCACGGGGGGCCCACCAGAATCTGACTGTAGCTCAACTGGATAGAGCAACAGCCTTCTAAGCTGTAGGTCGGGGGTTCGAGTCCCTCCAGTCAGGCCAACAACGCTGCGCAGCAGCACAACAGGGACTTCACAGTGTACAAGCAGCGCAATCCCCTAGACCCGTGGGACCCACTCAAACGTTGGTACGCTGCGCTATGGCCCCTGCAACGCTGCGCAGTGTGGATCACAGCAGCTGTGGTCGTGTGCGCAGCTGTCAAATGGATCACCATCTAGCATGCAGCATGCGAGAGAGAGGCAGAGAGTGCGAGAAACCCAGGAACCCTAAGGGTCATAGGGTCTTTTCCCGTTCGGTTGACATTTTGGCAAGTGTGTGCTATAATTGTTTTTTAACACGCAATAGGAGCGAACTATGCAAACAGTTTTTGTAGTACAAGGTCAGGGCTTTGGAGACGACGAGAATGCATTTTATAACATTGCGGCCTTTAGTACACAGAAGTTAGCGGACGCACACATTGCGGAACTAGAGGAGCAGGATGCTGCAGAGGACAACAGCTTTGTCTACGAAGTAGATCTAGTAACCCTACAGGCCTAAGGGCCTTTGTTCGTTTGGTTGACAACAAGCTGCAAAGCTGCTATAATACACACTTAGCAACAAAGGAGCGCGAGATGGCATTTAACTACAGCAAGTACTACGCAACCCTGTTCCGCAAGAGGGGCTACACACTGATTAACGGCGTGTGGTACTACGACGCGGCGGGCCAGTACCCAGTTTACAACACAGCAGTTTAAGGAAACATCATGTACAAAGTTAACGCAACACTACACACAAGCGGTGGCGGCTATTGGAGCAACACTCGAGCAGCTGTAGAGATTACAGGTCTGCAACTTGCATACACTAACGACGAGTTGGACTTTGGCGAGCTGCGTGTACGTTTTACAGCAGCAAGCTGGGATGTCAACAAGCTGGGTCTCATATACACAGACAAGCTGTTTATGACAGAGCTTAAAGCACTGTTAACTAGCCTGGGCTTTGATGCCAGCGATGTAGACTACAGCGAGCAGGGCATGCAGGGAGACACCTACGTTAGCTGCGATGTGGGAGAGCTGTTTATTAATACGTTTATGCAGAACGCATAACCCTAGAGCCCGTAAGGGCTTTAGGATTCGGTTGACATTTTGGAATTTTGGTGCTATAATATACACATGAACTTAGAAAAGCCCATCCGTAAAAAGCGTGTAGACCGCACTCATATCATATATGAGTTGCGTGTCAACGGTGCTAGCTACATAGGTGTCACTGCCAAAACAGAGACAACTATTAACAAGTCAGTGCTGGCACGTGCGGCCAAGCACTTCTATCGTGCTAAAAAAGAGAACAAGGACTGGCTGTTGTGTCAAGCACTGCGGACTCTTAACAACAAGAGCGAGATAGAAGTCTTAGTTCATGAGACCCTGCGTGGCAAAGCGGCTGCACACAAGCGGGAAGTAGAACTACGGCGTACACTGCGCCCAGAGCTGAACACAGACTGTAGAGGAGATTGATATGATGTTCACCTTAGAGATCTACAAGATGGATCGTCGCACCCGAGAGGGGCAACGTTTGGTAGGCAAGTACGACTATGATCGTGCTGATCGTGCAGCTATGGAGCGAGAGATCGCTGCACTGCACCCTACCTATCGTAAGATAGACGGCTACGTGTTCAACATAGTAGAGACCTATGTTACACGTAGGAACATGATGGGTGGCAAGGAGTATCAGGAACGCTACGACACGCCCTGGCACTGCTCACCCTCCAGCGAGACCTATTGGAGCATGTAGGGGTTGACACTGCTGCATTTTGGTGCTATAATACACACTTAACAACATAGGAGCGAGCTATGCAGAACCCAATCCAAAAGAACAACTTCTTTGCCACGCCGGAGAGCATGCAGGCCCTTGAAGATCAGATCATGAACTTCACCGGTCAGGAACGCATGGTGGCCATGACAGCAGCACTGATGGCCTTGAACCTAGCCCACGAGCTGGTGGCAGCTGCCATGAAGGAGCATGCATAATGCGCTATTATGACACCCTGGCTACCTACGAGCGCGATGGCTTTGAGATCATCGTGGACAAAAGCTACGAGGACTTGAACCCACGTGATTGCTTTGATGACACCTGCTGCGATATCGAAGAGATCATCCGGGACATCGACCGTGGCCATCTAGAGTGGTTCATGCTGCGTGTACGTGCCTTAGTGGATGGCCACGAGCTGGGCTCAGCGTACCTAGGCGGCATGCTCTACGAAGATCCCACAGAATGCTTGACTGATGGCTCAGCTGAGGACATGATCTGCGAAGCAATTGCAGAGGCCCGCAAAGAAGCCCTGCGCCTTGTAGGGTCTTTACAACGAGTGGTTGACAAAGAGACTGTTTGAGCATATAATATACACTTACACACACAGAAGGAGCGAAAAATGGAACAAGCACAACGCGAGTATTTTATCCAGCGTCTTAACGAAATTGCACGTGAAAAGGTGCAGACCCGGGCTGAGGCCTTGTTTGGCCCTACTGGCCGTCCACAACAACCCACGTGGGGTATGGTGTTTGAGGGCATTGCCAGCGGTGAGATTACACTGAAAGAGGAAAAGCGGGACTACACTGGTCCCTACTTGAACCCCTCTGATGTTGTTTGGCCTGCTATGGAAGCCAAAGTAGCAGAGCTGGAAGCCTACCGTGCAACTGTAGCACGTGAGAAGCAGACTGCAATGGATGCCTGTATGCTGGACACAGACGCACAACAAGCCCTGGCTACCTTCCAGGGTATTTAACAAGTGGTTGACACAGGCTCCGGCCTGTGTTATAATACACACTTACACAAACAAATAAGGAGCGAAACTTATGGGTACACGATCAAGAGTAGGCGTAATGCACGGCACAGTCTGCAAAAGTGTCTATTGTCACTACGATGGCTATCTAGAGTACACAGGCAAGCTGTTGCTGGAGAACTACAACTCAGCACTGGCCAACGAGCTGGTAGCACGTGGAGACAACTCCGGGGTGCAGGTCACTGTCAACGCCATGAACTTCTACAGCGAGCGTGGCGAAGAGGACGTCAGCTGGCAGGTTGCGCACACCTTTGAAGAGTTCCTTGAGCAGGTCCACAACTGCGGGGGCGAGTACTACTATATCATGCGTGATGGTGAGTGGTACGCGGGCTGTGTCTATGCCGCCAAGGGCTTGGTGGTGAATGGATTGGTTCCCCTGGCAGACGCTGTTGCAGTCAACACCATTGAGGGGTTGACTGCAGAGCTCACAGAAACCCAGATAGCCAAAGTGTTATTCAAATAGGGGTTGACAAGACTCGTATTTGAGCATATAATAGATACTATGTTAACAACACACACAGGAGCGAAATCCATGCGTATTACACTAGCACAAGGCCACTACGGTGCCAAAAGCAATCAGATCTACCCAGGCATTGAACTGGATATGGTAGGGGACTTTGTCACCGAAGCCAGCAATGGTTGGGAAGGCTACATCAAGGCCCGCTCAGGCTACAACATCAAGGGTGGCGGCGAGACCTGTAAGGTACGATGCAACCAAAGTGATGTTCAAGCAATTGCAGGAGCTCCAGCAGGTGTTACTATGTTGCAGGCCCTTGCCAAACCCACCAAGGCTGGCAAGAACGATGCTACAGTCACAGACTTCACACAGGTCAAAGTGCCAGACTCTGCTGTTGCAGATGAAACTGATGAGCAGATCATTGAGCGTACTAGACTGCGTTTTGAGATCCTCAAGGATATGACCAAAGCAGTGAAAACTGGTGACGTTCGTGCTATGATTGTCACAGGCCCTCCAGGGGTGGGCAAGAGCTTTGGTGTTGAAGAAGTACTTGCCAAAGATGATCTGTTTGATATGATGGGTCAGCGTAAGCCCAAGTATGAGATTGTCAAGGGTGCTATGTCAGCGATTGGACTCTACTCAAAGCTCTACAAGTTCAGCGATCCCAAGAACATCGTTGTGTTTGATGACTGTGACTCAATCCTTTTGGACGATGTTGCACTTAACATTCTCAAAGCGGCTCTGGACACTAGTAAGAAGCGTACCATCAGCTGGAACACTGACAGCCGTGTGCTACGCTCAGAAGGAGTGCCAGACAAGTTTGATTTCAAGGGCGGTGCTATCTTTATCACCAACTTGAAGTTTGAGAATGTGCGAAGCAAGAAGCTTCAAGAGCACTTGGCGGCACTAGAGTCACGCTGTCACTTCATTGACCTGCGTATGGACACAGACCGTGAGAAGGTTCTGCGTATCAAGCAAATCGTCAAAGACGGTATGTTGGATTCATATGAGCTTGAGGAAACGGCTAAAGATGAGATCGTTAATTTCATTCTTGAGAACCGTAGCCATATGCGAGAGCTGAGCCTGCGTACTGTTTTGAAGTGTGCAGACTTGAAGAAGAGCTTTCCTACTAACTGGCAGAATATGGCTCGTGTAACTGTTATGAAAGGTATGGCTTAATATGAGTGAGTGCCAATACATTGGCCCTGAGCAGACACGGGCCCCATTCACACACTGTGGGGCTCGTAGTCTAGAGGGCAAGAACTATTGTGCAGAACACTACTACGTGGTCTACAAAAAGGGCAGTAGCAACCTTAAGAACAATACCAAAGCCATTGAAGCAGAGATCGCAGAGCTGAAACGGCTACAAGAAATCGAGGAGATTGAAAATGTTTGATACTATGTTAAAATTGGTCCTGGCCATAGTTGTGGTTGTGGCTCTACTGGCTGTGGGCCCTTGGTTGGTCATTTGGAGTCTGAACACGCTGTTCCCTGTGCTGGCCATTGAGTTCACGTTTTGGACTTGGGCTGCTGTGGTGATCATGGGCACGTTCTTTCGAGCAAATGTTTCCGTTAAACGGAAGGATTGAGGTTGCATTGCTGAGCAGCAGGTGTTATTATAATAAGACGCTGTTAAAGAACAGCCATAACAAAGGAAACTTAAAAATGAAGAGATTCAATCCAGAAACCAAGACATTCAAAGTCTTCAACGCACTCTACAATGGTGCAGCCTTGACAGCATCCAAAGCCAAGCATGACTTGGGCGTTGGCAACTTGAGCGCAGAAGTTAGCCGCATCAAGCAGAACGGTTATGCTGTTTACAGCAACACCCGCAAGGCAGGCAACGGTGTCACAGTCACAGAATACGTGATGGGTCAACCAAGCCGTGAAATCGTTGCTCTAGGCTACAAGGCCAAAGCAATGGGCATCACTCTGTAATAGAGTTTCCACAAAGACAAGCCGATTCGCTCCCGGGGCGTCTTTTGGGGCTGTTGTAGAAATACAACAGCCTTTTTCTTTGGCCGGCACTCTCCAAAAGTGGTTGACAGATTGGATACATAGTGTTATAATACACACATGAACAAGCAAGGAGCGACAATGATATTCACTGCTGATCAAGTCTGGGGTTGTGCTGCTGCTGCGCAGCGTATCAACGAGGGGTACTTCAAAGAAGATCAATGGGACACAGCTGAGGCTGGTGTCAAGATCAAGACTGCCAACAAGAGCTTGGTCAAGAACTGGCTAGCTCGGGGTGACTACTCCCAGATCACAGCTGCAGACATTGCTGCGGGGCAGACTGCTCGTAATCATTTCAAATCATACACATTCCTGGCCATCGCAGGTCGACTCAATGAGTTCCAAGAGACTGCAATGAAGCTGGCCGCCAAAGAAGAGTTCACAGGGCGTGATATCTACGACTTTGCTGTGATCTCATGCTTGCCTTCAGTGGCTGTGCGTGATGCTGCTAACAGTGAGCTCAAACGTGAAATCTACACCTCGGAACAGCTGCAAGGTGATGTCGGGGATGCTGTTGTGGGTGACATCACTGTGATCAGCGCCCGCTTCAACCCTGACTATAACAAGCACAAGATCACAGCCCGTATGGGTGAGAGCTTCGTGGATTTCTGGTTCGGCAAGGAGCTGGAAGGGGAGCTGAGGATCAAGGGCAAGATCAAAACACAGCGTGGCAATAAAACAACACAGCTGAACTATGTGAAGATAAGTGGTTGACAGCAAAGCGATTTGGTGTTATACTTATGATACTGAGAAAGTAATTGTTTAACCGGTAACTTAAAGAGGTCTTAAAAATGGCAAAAAGCACAGATATTTCCGTCCGTCAAGTAGGCCCTAAGGGTGCTATGAAGGCGATCCGTAAGGCGATCCAAACTCGTCGTCCTACATTCCTTTGGGGCCCTCCAGGCATTGGCAAATCCGATGTTGTCAAGCAGATTGGCGAAACAGCAGGCCGTGAAGTCGTTGACGTTCGACTAGCCCTGTGGGAACCCACAGACATCAAGGGCATCCCCTATTACAACGCAGACCAGGGCAAGATGGTTTGGGCACCTCCAGCAGAACTGCCCACAGACCCAGAGTCCACTGCGATCATCTTCTTGGATGAATTGAACTCTGCACCCCCAGCCGTGCAAGCCGCGGCCTATCAGTTGATCCTTAACCGTCGTGTTGGTACCTACGAACTGCCTAAGGG